CACCAGGATTAACGGTTAAAGGAGCTCCTACGTTTAATGTAATAGAAGTTCCTACCGGAATTGAGCTAGCTAAAGAGCTTGATGTTTCACTAGTCTCTGTAAAGTTATATACAGCAGTTGATTCAGTGTTACCTACGCCTAAATTCTTACTTAATGTTATAGACGGAGCTTTTAAAGGTTGTGGCTTTATAACAACAATGTCTCTTTCTATAAAGTCTCTATCATATATTTGTGATTGTACAAAGAACGAAGTAGAAGAGTTTCTCCAATGTTCTATATTTAATTGTTTTGGTTCAGTTTGGTTATCTGTCCAAAGAAGTAATCCTTCAATAATGTTTATACCTGTAATTAGGTAATCTGAGGAAAACTTTAATATATTATTTTTATCAACTACAATAGGAGATACAATTTTTGTATTTTTATCATATTCAACTATAGCGCTAGTATCATCCGATGCAATAAACCAGTATACTCTTTCATTAACCGGGTCAACTATACTACCTACTGATATAGGATTTTGTAAATTACTTATGTAGTCATTACCCCATTCTGTATAAACTCCAGTTGAAAGGTTTTGTGACTTATTCTTTGTCTCTAATGTTCCTTTTAAGTTTTCTAATGCGCCAATACTTGATCCTTCAGAAGCCGAAACGTCTAAATTTAAAGCATCTCTGTATTCTCCTTCAGGAATTAATCTTTCATCCAGGTCTTTATTCATTTTTCCTGCACGGAAAGTGTGTACAAATTCTGGCATATTTTAGTGTTTTATTTGCTTAGATTTGCCTCTCATTACTTGAGTGATCTCTTCTATTTTTATATTAGATAATCTTAATTTAGCGTTTCTTTTAGCAGCTGATTTTTCTTTCTTAAATCTTTGAACAACATATTCCGGAGTAGTAGGTCTTACTGACAATATTGCATAAGCAATATACTTATATAAAGCTTCTTCTGCAAATTTATGTATTTCCATCTCTTCATCCGCAGCTAAACCATCTGAAATGTATTTTAAAGTTACAACACGGTTAACCATGTCTGATCCAAATCTAATAACTCCTTGAGTACGATCTATAAAGAAAACACCGTTTGCTTGAGCATATTGTGGGTCAAGACCATATCTTCTACCGTAAAACTCACGAGACATTAAGTCTGCATTATTGATATTAGTAGATGTGTTATTGTTGTTCCTATTCTGCTTCTTAAAATCGATCGATGTAACGGATTCTTGAGCTTCCAATACTTCCCTATTTTGCTCATCAAATAAGTACTCGTATTCATTGTCTTGTAATATAGGTGTTGGGTTACTTGTTTTACTTGTAGGATATATAATACGCTCTATGCCGTTATCATTCCATGACAATTTGACATAGTTTACATAATCCTGAGGCAAAACGAAATATAATTGAGGACCGACTTCTATTTCAATAGCTTTACCTGATGGTAATACATCAAAATTGAATTCTTGCAGACCTCTCATTGCATGAAAAGCTACATCAGTTCTTTTTATCTTAGTAATAAGCTTATCTTCTCCTACATAGGAAATTATAAAGTTATTTATTACATCTTTTAACGAAGTAAATTGGTAATCACCGTAATTCTCATCCCAGCTATTCCATTTTCCATCCGCTCCTAAGTAATATTGTTCATTATTTTGAGTAATTAATCCCATTTATTAAGATTTTTCTTGTTGTGTGTTAGTAGCTTCTTCTCCAGACGCTATTTGATACATTTGTATATCTTTAATAACTAATCCAGCAAGAGCTAATACTTTAACAACTAATTCAGTCTCCTCTGAAGGATGCAACTGGAAGTTAATAGAGTATGTTGAGTCATATAAAGCTTCTCCGTATACCATTTGGTACTTCCATTCAACTTTTACTGGCTCTTTTATATAATTACACTTAACGTTAGCGATTAAAGCTACATCTCCATATACTTTAATACCAGAGGTATTAGCAACATATATAGGTCTTACGTTTTTAGGTTTTGTTAATGGTGAAGAATTGATATATAGAAACTCATTTGCATTTATTCTCTCAACTTCTACATCTTCTGTTGTAGTTACAGGAGTGTTTGGGCCAAGTGTAGGAGACAATATATTCTTTGTTGTAGAATTAGTATATATTATAGTTCCTAATCGATACAAGTCAGCTGGTAATACAAACGATTCAAGAGGAACGTTGTAAACCATGCTAGCTGATGTTTCAAATAAGTTTATTTTCTCATTTAGTAATGTGAGCATGTCAGAATATTCGGTACTGTTTCCAGGTATTCTTCCGAATTGATTTATGTCATAGAAGTACTGCTCAAATATATCTAGTTGTGCTTGATTAGCAAACAAGTTAAATTCTTGAGGTGTAACATACCCTCTTTGTTCTTTGTTGAGGATACCCAACACTCTTTGGTAAACAGTATCTATACTTACGCTCATAATTTTTTTGGTTTTTTATAGTAACCGGCCACGTATTGCAACCGGTTATTATAAATAGTGACTAGTTAAGTCTTTTAGAAATTGCTTTAAACACTTCTAAACCTTCATCGGTTTTAAAGAATGCTGCTAAAGCAGAATATGGATGTTCATCAAAAGGTACAGTCATTAACTTTCTGTTACCATCTCCATATGTAAATGTTCGTTGATCAGAAGACAATCTTATTAATCCTGCCTCTGTGGCTTTTATACCTATGTTTCTAAGTTGTACATTCTCATCTTGTGCAAGTTCTAAGAACAATACTGGATTTCGCTTAGCGAATACTAATATATCTCTTTTTAACTCACTAGAAGATAGCTTACCAACTGCTGTCCCGTATTCAACTCTTAATACAGCTTCAGCTTCGTCTAATGACATTGCTTTAGCTCCATTCATTGCTGCTAATTCATATTCAATCCAATCGATTTCATTGGCTGCATCCTGTACTGGGTTATACTCTTCGTATAATTCATCCAAGTATGGGTGATATAGTGATAGCAATTTTTGTAAATTTTGTTGTGCTTTTGGAACTCTTAAAGCTCCATCTCTTATCATTATTCTTCCAAGAGTAGCAGTACCAGTTTGTTCATCAACAAAAGGAGAAGGCATGTTTGTTGCATATCTCAACTCTCTTTGGTATCCTAAATTTGGATCAAACCATAGTAAGGACTTTTTTTCTGAATGAACAGCAGGAATTGTAAAAACCAAGGGTTTTTTATTACCTTTCAAGGTATATAATCTATCTTTGATTTCCCATGTGTCCACCACTGGTTGTTTTTTTGTTGCAGAGGCTAATGCCTGTTCTGCGAAATTGTCTTGAATTTCTTGAGGAGCAACCTCAACTGTTGTAGCTGTAGCTTTTTTAGCCATGATATAATATAATTAAATAATTGATAAAATTGACGTTAGCTTGTTATATTAAATAATAGTAGGCTATTGTCACTATAAAAAGTAATAATTACCCCCGCTATTAAAACGAGGGTAATATTACAGTAAATTTACTCTATGCAGTTTTCTTCAAGATTACGAAGTTGTTAGCTGCTTGTACACACAATGCTCTTTCTGATAAGAAGTGAACATTCATTGCATCTTCATCACTAGTGTAGTTTCCTCCAACAGAACCAGTAACCCAAGATTTCATTCTTCTATCATCTGCTTCAGAAGCTCTGTAACGGATGTGTAAGAAAGGTCTTGAAATATTCTGTCCTAATTGTTGGTCATAAACTGTAGAAGTTCCAGCAGGAACTAAAACACCTTCAACATCAGCAACAAGTCCACGAGTTGTAGAATCATTTAAGTATTTCCAGTCAGTCTTGTAGAAATCGTAAGATCCACGTCTGAAACCAGAGAAACCTAAGTTCAACGCCATTTCAGAAGAGTTATCGAATACACCGTAAGATGTTCCGTTTGCTCCGTAAGAATTTTGTTGAGCTAACATATTGTCCATTCCTAAAGAAGTACCTCTATCTAAGAATAACATGTTTTCCTCAATTGCTCCTTGTTTGTCTAACTCTTGTAAGATAGTATCAAACTGAGTTAATCCACCAACACCAAAGTTGTTGTCATTGAATACTAAACCACGATTCTCTAAAGCAGAGAATAATCCTTCAGATCCAGAATTAGCACCAGAAGGTCCACTTGCTCCAGCAGCACCAGAACCAGCGACAGCTTTTTCAGCTTCAATCATAGCCATTTCTAATTGATCTTCAAAACGAATTCTTGCTTCGTGTTCAGATTTTAAATACCATAAGTATCCAGATGTACCGATCTCAGTAGTAACTTCAACCCATCCAATTTGAGCAACATCAGAACCATTTACAGCATACTTATCTCTAAGGATGATTGGTTTGTTACTAAAAGTAGTGAAAGAAGCATCAACTGAATTACCAGCATTTTCAGATCCTTTTTTGTATTCAGAACCATAGATGAATAATTTAACACCAGTTACTCCATCAGCTCCAAGAGCGTCAACAGTAGCTGCTGAATAAGCTTGTACAGTGATACTTAAGTTATCTCCTGCTTTAGCAGATACGTAAGCTTTCACAGTATTTACTCCTACTGCTAATACTACAGTTGCTCCTACTCCTACTAATTTACCGTCAGCGGCACTAGCAAAAGTAATAGTTGTTCCATCAGTTTTAACACAGTCGTCAAAAGCAATATGTAATCTACCTTGTTCAGACCAAACTACTTGATCAGAAGCCATAGGCATCTCTGCACCTACCATACGTAAGAATCCAGCGATTGTTCTGTTTCCAAAACGCTCTACCTCTTTCTCATATACTTCAGGTAAAAATTGTTGTGTAAAATCCATGTCTCCCACAGATAAGTAATTGTCACCAAACAAGCCTTTAGTAGGTCTTGGAGTTAAGTGAGCTAAGTTGGCCAGTGTAGCTGGCGATGTAGCAAATGCTGCCATAATAATAATTGTTTAAGTTTATTTAACGTTTCTAATTTTAAGCTTAGAAGAGCTAGTACTGTCGCTTGGCACTGCGCGTATGGTCCATCCGTTAGAAGCGGCGACTTTCTCATGAGCCCCTCTCGGACTCATATCGACGTTCTTCGTTCTTTTCATACTATCTTTCATTGCGTCGGCTTTACCCTGTTCGTAGAAATGATTTGCAACTGCGTCGGCGTTCATAGCTGTGAAAAGTGATTTATGGTATCCCTTAGCATCTGACATTTGATTATCTTTATTCAAGAACTTCTTGACAAAATTATTAATGTCGCTTTGGGTTTCCTTAATTTCACTAGAGTCTTTAACATTGAACCTATACTTCTTATCTCCAACAGAGTAATCAAAACCTTTGAAACTCTCATTAAAGACTTGGTCGGTCTTCTGTAAAAACGTTTGTGCACTTAACTCGGCTGTTTTATTAGCTTCCTCGCTTTCTTTTGTATAACGATTGAAAAAATCAACCGCATTTTTTTGGTCTGGACTTAATTTAGATCCAGCCTTAATTTCTTCATAATATTTAGACTTCATTCCGTCTAAATGTGTTTTTGCTTTTTGCAGCTCTTCTCTGCGAGCTAACTTTTTGCGTCTAATATCTCTGTCGTCATCAATATCTTCGTCGTAAGCAAAATTGTCTTCCATTAAGAAGTCTATATCCTCTCTATCTAAGTGAGGTTTTGTATTCTCATAGAACTCTCTCAATAATTGAGTTTCATTTAAAGAGCTATAGTCTTGGTTAAGTCTTACATAATCATCCAGTGATCCACCTGTTTCTTCCATAAAGTCAACGACCTTCTGAATATTTTCAGGTAATGGATTGCCTAACTGTTGTTCTACAACTGCTTGCTCAATTTCTTCAGCAATAGTTTCTACTTGTTCTACAACTTCTTCTTCGGTTATTTCCTGTAATACAGGTTGTTCAATTTCCTCTTCTGTAACAACAGGTTCCTCCGCTACAACTTCACTAACTATTTCTAGTTGAGGTATTGTTGGCTCAGACTCTTCTATTATTTCAGGTTCAGCTGATTGTTTTTGCAGGTCAGCCATATTAATCTTTATGGTTCCATCATCTGCTTGTTGTACGGGAGATTGTGTCTCCTCAACTACTATAGCTTCTTGCTCAGCTACAGGAGTTTCTTGTTCTTGTTCTTTTGACATGATAAGATATTATATAATTATTACTATTATTATTACCTAGGCTCGAAGGAACCTAAGTCAAAACCACCACCTAATATATCGTTTCCTGAGGATTCGAAGTTTTTAGGAGGAGCGTTATTCTGTCTTTGTTCTATTAACTCACTTTGTTGAGTCGCTTGTAATTTAGTTCTGTCATCTTTACGATCCTCTTTTTGAGTCTCTTTGTTCTTTTGTCCCTCTACTTCCATACCTTTAAGTTGCATGTTATATTGGAACTCAGTAGCCATAAGTTCTTTCTTAGCTTCAACTTCAGCTTGCATCTTTTGCATATCGAAGTTATTCTCCATTTGCATAAGTTGAGCTTTCTGTGTTGTTATAGCTTGGTTCTTTTGAACTTCAGCTTGAGCTGCTACTTGTTGAGCTTGACCGTTTGCTTCTGCTTGTGCTTGCATATTTTGTTGTTGCATCAACTGATCATTCTCTTGTTTCTTCTTACGTCTTATTTTAAGCACTTGGTTAGCTAACTTAATACTTTTAATTTCACGCAGATCGATAGCATCGGATAAATCAATAAGTCCTGCTGATAATGCTGTTTGTATGTTATTTTCTAACATAGCTTTTTGTTCATCATCAGGCATCAATTCAATGAATATACCAAAGTCATATAAATGCAGTTCACCCATTTC